CACCAATGATACCAGCGAGTGATACTCCTGATACTACACTGATTGCATTAGCAATGCTATTGAAACTTAACTTTGGACATTTCATAATCTTTCTCCTTTACATTTTGTATGGTTCTTGAGGTTTACTATCAGTAGTAATCTTAAGTGGTGCTTGCTCAATTCTAATTGTTTGAGTAGGACCAGCCTTTGCTATGATAGCCTCAATATCTTTTGCGGTAACAGGTGGAACACCATTACCATTAACTGCGTTACCATTCTTGTCCATCTTCATAGTACCGTCACCCTTCTTAGAAGCAGTCTGAATTCCGAAGCTAGCTAAAACTCCTGTAAAGACTGAAGCAATAAATGTAGGATCAATTTTCTGTTGAGGAACGCCAGGTATGGCAACATAATTTAAAGTCAAGATCCCGCCCGACCAGGCAAGGACCGTAATTCTGACCATTGTAGATATGATTGCTGCCTGTTCATCGGCATCGGGAAGAATAGCAGCCTTTGCTTTACCAAAGAATCCTTTCTTCTTCTCCTGTACCTCTTCTACCTTATCATCTAATATTTCTTCAGCCATATATTTTTAACAACTGGCCCTATTTATACAGTTGTTGGTTGTTTCTTCTTACCTATATTATATTTGGATTCTAATATCCATTCCCCCTTCTCCTTATAAGCAATAACCTTTATCTGGCTAAGCGGAGCTGCATCCTCTATTACAGATTCCTTTACAACATTTACTAACCCCCAATCGGATAGCAATTTGATAATTCTATTTCTTCTTTGGAAATCATTATCAGAAAGATTTGCTTTCTTACCATCCAAAGCAAATAGTTCTTTAAAGTGTACGATATAATACTGTCCCTTCTTATGAAGGATATGACACGATTGATATAACTTCTTTTCTTTTCTTGAAGCAACACCTATTCTGGTTAATGTCTCTCTTACTTTAAGAAAGTCATCAGGTTCTTTCAATTGAACCTCAACCATATCATCTTTGGTCCATTGTAATTCAGTCATCTCTTACCTCCTTTATTCAGTTTTTCTTTGATGTAGTTAAGTTGGTCTGGAGTTAAGATCCTTAAGGCTTGAATTGCTTTTTCATTACTATAACCATAGTATTTTTTCACAAGGTCAAGATCTTTCACCTTTTCTTTTTTGCCCCAAGGAGAGAATCTCTTCTTCGGTCTCACTGTATTTAGATAAAACGAATATTGTAATTTCTTATCCAAGTTAGGATAACGATTCATCTCATTAGCAAATCCTAGTGTGTCCATATGATGTGACAAGCATTTGTTAATAACATAAGGAGGATAGTTCTTTTCCCAACCAGGATCATCTTTCATGAGATCTTGTTTGTTGAAATTAATACTGTTCAGATAATCCTTAAGAGGATATCTATCATCATATGGCATAGTTAGTTAACACAAGTTCTTTACGGTCTTGTTGGTTCTTCATGTAGTCACCTGTAGAACGCATAGTATAAGTCAAATCAAACTCAGCAGCATACCAATCTTTAAATCGATTTCGTATGACCTGAGTACTGTTATATGATATCATCTGATGGTTGGTCTGTCCATCACAACTTGCTGCAAACTTATCATGGTCAAAGTACTTGTGCATACTACCCTTCTTACCATAGAGTTTATCCCCAATCTCATAAGGAGGATCGAAATAGGTAAACACATTCTTATCATCAGTTGCTAACTTCTCATAAGAAAGATTAGTTATCTTCCAGTTCTCTATCAACTTAGAATACTCTGGTAACTTCTCTATGCCTCGTAGACTAAAGTTGCTATCTGAGGCTTGTTTTGAGAAGGAGGATGCTTGGGTGAGACCTGAGAAAGAACACTTATTAACAATATAAAAACTAACAGCACGGGTAACGACACTGGCTCTGGCATCGTCAACCAATTCTTTACTTTCCAAAAAAAGTTCTTTTGCTTTATCTGGGGTGGGGTATGCTGTTTTAAATGTTCTGAGCCTGGTCGTAATTTCATTGCCTTCATGTTGTAGTTGTTGCCAAAAATTTGCTAGAGGTTCATACAAATCATTCACCCACACTTTCATATGAGGAAACTGTTTTGTCATGTATAGACCAACAGATCCGCCACCAAGAAACGGTTCTCTGTACTCATTGTACATACTCATCTCTGGTAAGTACTGTGCCATCTTTGTGATAGCACGAGACTTCCCGCCTGGATAACGAAGAGGAGTTTTCAAAGATTTCATTTTTTAGTAGTGTTGCTTCGTGTTCTGTTTATGATAGAGATGAACTTATCGCCAGCGAATGTACCAGCAAGACATACATCAACATCATCACCATCTAACCAATTCATATCACCATTCATTTTGGTATGTAACATGGCTTCCTGAATCTTATCAATCACTTCTTGAGTTAGTTTCATCAATAATAGCTCCTTTAGGTGTGTGTCCATGTGCTATGCCTAGCTCATGCATTCTAGCATGCTCTGCAATAGGGTCTCTTACATCTTTACCACCAGGTCCAAAGGTAAGATATATACCCCAACCAAGTAGAAATAAAAGAAGACCGATGATAATGTATACTAAAACCATTAGTAATACCTCTGTGAATTTCCAAATCCTCTTTCTACTTCTACTACAATAGCATCCATGATGCGATTAAAAGATCTCGACATCTGACGATACCCAGAACCAACATATATCTGTCCAGCAAATACTGATACAGTTGCAAGACCCCAGAAGATATAATAGAATCGGGACTTGACTTGATTTTTTTGTTTTTCTTTAGTAATTTGGTCTGTCATAATTAAACGAAAGTTGCGACTAGTACTACCCTAGCCTTTGTCTTGGGTACATTGTGAGTATGATACCCTTTAAAAATGATTGCATCATCCTCTTTAGGATCATGGAAATCATTCTCCGTAATGGTTTCACCTCCAGCATCTGTTAGATATACTAACATATTTTTATGTTGACAATGATGGTCAACATGTATGAAGGTAGTATCCACATCAGGATCTGGGTAAACCATGTTGGCAGCAACTCTCAAAAAACTTTCAATTTCTATCTTATTGAAATCTAATATTTCTTTGAGTGCTCTTACAGCACCCTCTATATATTCTAATGAATTCTGAGGATGAGGGTACGGTTCAGATGGAATTGGTCTTCCTAAGAATGGTGAAATGAATGTTGAAACATCTCCCATCTTATCCAGATTCATTCTTGGATGTTCAAACAAAGTCTTAGCCTTGATATCCTTTTTGTGATAATTATCCTCTTGTTGTTTAGTATATCTAAACCAAGGCATGTCACTTGACATTATATACTTCTTAAAAGCAATATAATGATCTGTCTTAGGATTTACTAACTGAATCATTTGAACTCACACTCTAACATAATCTGAGTTAGACATGCTAACAGATTAATCTCTTGGTCTACTACAAAAGCAGACTTGTATTGATACTCTGCAATAATAAGTACAGCAGCAGCAACACTTGGTCCTTCCATTATACTAGAAAGACTATCATACAACTTCCTCATAATAGAGGTTGGGTCACTATCTAAATTCTGAGTAACCCACTTCTTCACATCATTAAATTTCTTATGCTTTAGATACTCTGTAAGAGAATCAATCTTAGCATCACCTAAGGCTGCGAGGATTCCAGTATCGATAGAACCCGTTGAACTATATCTTTGGAGTTCATTGATTGTTCTTCTGAAATCTGGGAAGTACTTTTGGACAACTGTGGCAACCACTTTGTCATTGTACCGTACCTCCTCTCTGGTAAGGATGTCTCTGCATCGCTCGAAGAACTGACCTGCAAGAGCTTGTTTAGATTTTCCACGGACATTGAAATCAATTACTGTTGTTCTACTATGTAATGGTTCTATTATTTTATTCTTAAAGTTACACGTGAATATGAACCTACAGTTCTTCTGGAACTCTTCAATCGAGGCCCGTAAGAGGAGTTGTACGTCGGGTGTCGTATTGTCTGCCTCATCGATAATAAGAACTTTATGACGACTTGTAGATGTAAGAGAAACAGTACTAGCAAAGGTCTTTGCCTGATTGCGTACAGTGTCCAAGAATCTACCTTCATCAGATCCATTAATGACATAGAAGTCAGCCCCCAATTCTTTACATAATGCTTTAGCAATAGTGGTCTTGCCAACTCCAGCAGTTCCAGAGAGTAGAAGATTTGGTATCTCTCCTTGCTCAATGAAACTCTTAAAGGTGGTCTTCACTTCTGTAGGAAGTATACAGTCCTCAACTTTCTGAGGTCTATACTTCTCTACCCATAAAAAATCATTCACGTAATCTTCCTCAATTCTTCAAGGATGTATGTGTATGCTTCTACTATATCACCTTCATCGTTTCTAAACAAGTCCTTGTCAAAACTCTTACCATCTTTCCATAGTCTCATGGAGTCAGGTGATAGTTCATCAGCCAAGAGTAAATTCTGTCCAGAATCATAACCAAACTCCAATTTAAAATCAACAAGTGTAAGACCTATTTGTTCAAATAATTTTCCTACAATACCATTCACTTCTCTAGCAGTCTGTTCCATATCCCTTAAGGGGAAATTACCCATTGCCCATATACGAGACTCTGTTAGTAGAGGGT